CTTTACCTGACCGGACGAGCATGTGCATCCTACGTTTTAGATATGGTAATTGAAACTCTTGAGTAAGTATGGAGTAGATACCACCAAGACTGTTCTCTAGCTCATTAGCCATCATGGTAACTTCTGCTGCTGTCACTCTTTCAGCATCTCTCTGTACAGAACGTGCCATGAGGAAAGCATATTCAAGTCTTGATTCAATACGCTGTATAGCAGAGAAAGATACTTGAAAGTCCCCACCCTTGTTAACCTGCATCACAGAAATATCTGCTGCACTACCTTCTCGTATGGCTCCATTGGGAGCCTTTGCCAAAGTAGCTGCTCTGGTCACACCATTAGGATTTACAAGAAATAGAGTTTTAGCTGATGCTGCTGCACCTTCTATGATGGCTTGCATCAAAGCTTCTAAACTGATCAAGTCTCCTCTGTATTCTTCTACATATCCCCTGCCATAATCTTCACCATCTATTCTTACAAATCTCAAAGTAATCCAAGGTGATACATCTACCTTTGATCTGCCATCAGTGCCTGGTATCTTTTCTCCCTTACATTCCTGATACCACATAAAGTCATCATTAACTCTCCTGACGTATGTATATATATCAAGATCACCTTCCATTGTCTTTTCATCATAGTTCTCTTTTTTTTTGATCTGTTCCAAGAACTCTGGTGAGAGAGCGTTAGGGCTTACTGATTCCTGTGTAATGATTTCCAATACATTACCTACAGCATCACGCTTACATACAAACTTTGATAGTGGATATACTTTCAGTCCATCATCTGTTAGATAAAGCAGAACATTCCCACCAACGATCAGATGTTTCAATGCTTCAAACATAGCTACACGATCATTGGATATTTCTATCTCATTCATCAAGGCTGTTTCTATTGTGCGTAATCCTTTATCTATCTCTGTCTCTAGTCCTTCCTGTCCCTGCTTCAGCAATTCGAGACTATCAATACTAAGTTTGAAGAAGGCAGTTGATGGTGGTAGTAAAGCAAACAATAATTTTGATGCAAGACTGTTTACCCCTCTAGCACCTACAGCTTGAAAAGGAGTTTTTATCTTTGCTCTTGTTCCAGTTGTACTCTCAGGAATAAGACTAGGTATTGTAAGTTTTGATGATTCCTTTGCTTCTCTATCAAAGGTGGATCTTGAACTTTGCAGTTGTGCATATCTACCAGCAGCAGTCTGTCCTTGTGTTGAATACTCCATAGTTAATAATTAAGGTTTCCAGTACCTGTGTTGGGGTTACGAGCAATACGAAGGGAAGATGTACCAAACCTCCTACCTACCCTTGTACTTCTTCTCCTTCTTCGAGATGGAGCAGCAGATTCTGTTCTCTGTTGTCCTCTAACCGTAGTACCAGGTGCGACTGTCCTGTTGATGGTACGCATCTTAGGTTCCGGTTCCTGTGGTGCCGGTGGTGTTGGAGGTGGAGTAGGAGCAGGTGGATCTACCCTTGATGGTGCAGGTGGGGGTGTTCTTTCTACACGAGCCATCATTGGAGTACTATCTTTAGCATTAGGTTGTGGCGATTGAGGAGGACGAGGAGTTGGTCTTGGTCTTGATGGTAAACACATAATTAAGCAACTCCTGTTCTACGACCTGTAGGACTAGTTTTAAATTTTCTTTTATTAAAATTATGCTTTGCTCTAGCTTGGTTGGCTGTTCTTCTTGTCCTGTCAGATCGTGACATCCCACTACCTGTGGTTAAAGAATCTTTAAGGACGCTTAGATTTGGATCTACATAAGTTCCTTCTCTTTTTTTTCTTTTAATTTTTAATTGTTCTGTTGCCTTGACAGTATCTTTTGGATTTTTGACACCAGTTTGCATACCTGTCACGACAGGAGGTGAGTCTTTAAACTCCGGTTTTGGTGGTGCTGTACGTTGAGAACTTCCAAAGAAACACATAATCAATACCTCAAGTCAGATGCACCCTGGTTTTTTCTTAAGGGTATTCGTAACATGCTTGTACCAAGTCTTCTTGCTCTTTGTTGTCTTTGTCCTGTTCTTTTACGTCCTGTTTCACCTGTAGTCTGTTGCCCTGATACTGTTGCTCTTGAAGGTAAAGGTTTTGTTCTGTTACTACCGACAACAACTCTTTCAGCAGTCTTCTCAGGCTTTGGTGCTGTGGGCCTTGGCTCTGGTAAAGGTGGTGGGGAAGGTCTGCTAAAAAAGCACATTGCTAATTCTCCAAAACTGACTCAGTGAGCATCGTATCTTTTTGCCTTTTCTGTTGTTCGATCAGGTAATCAACAAGAGATCGTTGCCCTGCTTTAAACCATATCTCTCTATCAGATAAAGACAAGTCAGGATGGCGGTGTGGAAAGATTTGATCTAAGGCAAAAATCAATTCATCTGTAATTACTGGTAGTTTTTCAGATGACATGATTAGTAAGATTTATATGTATTGTAGTTCACTTTTGATAATAAAGTATAGCAGCTTTAAATTTATGTGATAAGGTGATGCTGAAGGAAGAATACTTCTTTTACAAAACACGGAAAGCCAATAGCTGCACTACCCGTAGGCTATTGGTTTTTTTTATGGAGTCCAGAGAGATACTTCTCCTGTCTTATAATCAAAGTCTCCATGTCTCAGTATTCTTGCAAGCTGTGCATTTAATACAGCATCAGCAAAGTCATATTTCTTTTTCTCATAAGCAGCTACTACCTTTTCCCACATCTGTTCAAGTGTTTTAGCTTCACCTAATATCTTTTCTGCTGTTACTGGTCCTACTTTATCTATACCAAAATAGTTATCTGTACTGTCTCCTGTAAGAGCTTGTATCATCCAATGCCTATCAGCCTTACGTTTAGTTATTAGTTCCATATCATCACCTGCAAGCAAGGTACAGGGTACAGATCTCATATCCTTATCAACTGAAACTATTATTGGGTTGTCGTATTGTTTAGATGTTGCAAGCAGAGCCATCACATCATCACCTTCAAGTCCATCAAAACTCTTCGATTCGTATCTTTCTCTTACCTGTTCAATAATTTTACAAAGACCTAAAGGTTTTCTTTTGTGTTTTCTATTAGCCTTATATTCCGGATAGATAGTATGTCTGAATGTTGGATACTCAGTAAAACACATAACAACATCTTTATCGTCTTCTGCTATGCCCTGGTAATATGCAACCCTGCCATCAACCATTTCATGCACATCTCTTTCATCAGCATGCAATGTATGTAAATCTTCATTCCATCTGACATCCTGTTCACATGCACAGCATGAAGAATAGATAAGCCAATCAGCATCAATCAGTAAAGTCATCAGTCTCCAAAGTAGTTGGATAAAGGAAGTACTAACCTTCCTGTTTTATCGTCATACAGCAGTTTGTCTATCGGTCCTGTCATGCCAGTATGTCGATTCTTCAATACACGCAACTGTAGTTCTGCTCTTTCTGCCACATCTCCCTGCTGGTTTCTTTCACAGGCAACGACCAGATCTGATAACTGTGCTATTGAATGCGAAGAACGCAGATGGTTAAGGCTTACCTGATGTCCTTCTTCATGTCCCTTGCCCTCTGGCCTACGCAGATGAGAGACAATAATTAGACCTATACCAGTGGATTCAACCACCTGTCTGAGCTTGGTGCAGACCACATCCAGAGCTCTTCTTTCATCTAAGTCAGCAAGTCCTGACACAACTATTGTTAGATGATCAAGTATCACTACATCCACACCTTCTGCTGTAGC